TGAGCATATTCTCAAGTTCAACCTTGCTTTTGTATTTGGCCGTCTGGCCAAGAGGCGCGGTAGCAATAAACTTCTGTTGCCGCACGGCAGTATCTTCAGGCGCGGCAGCCATAGAAGGAACAGGCGGTTGCACAACCGGCATTACAGAGGCCGGCGCGGCAAAAGCATTTACGGGCGCAACAGACGGCGCGAGCGCGTTAATAGGTTCAGCCGGTAGCGCTCTGAGCGACGGACGTTCGCCTGTCAAAGGCACCGTTTTATTGGCCTGATAAGGGCCAACGCTACCAGCCATGACCTTACTGACATAGTCGCTAACGCCCATGTTTACGTCGCGTGCGCCGGCTTTTGCGGCCTGCGCCAACGGACGGCCCGAAAACCAGACCGATACGGCGTCTTCAAGCGAGCCGTATTTAGCAATGTTGCGTTTGAACTGATCTTCAAAAACGGCTTCTTGCGCGTCTTTGTCACGCAAGAACTCTTGCGGGGTGAGACTGCGGCCAATAGCCTGTTTGGTCCACGACGGAATGTTCGCGCCCATAACCTGATACTTGCCATAGGCATTATCAACCGCGCCGCTTTTGCGCTTAACGTCAGGGCCAATAGCGCCATAATTGCCGCCGCTTTCAACTTTGGCAACGCCTTGCTTAGCCTGATTAACGAGATTCATAGGCTCCGCAGCGGGCGGCGTTAAAGCGACCGGCGTTTGAAACGCGCCTGCTTGCCCGCGTGATGCTATGGGTTGAGCCTGAGATGTAGCCATAGCTTTATATTCTTCGGGCGTTAATATTTTTGTGCCCGATTCATTTTGATAATATTCAATTGTTTGTTTTTCGCTGCGAACAGGCGACCATTTTTCTCTTGCGGGAACGAATGAATCCGCCACCATAGTCCGCTGCTGCGTAAATGGGTCTGTTCTGAACAGAGCTTTGCCGCGCACGCCGTCAACGACCGTTTCAGTTTCGGTCGGAGAAAGCTGTTTCATAAGGTCATCATGGCCACTAATAAAAGATTGCCACGACTCTGGCGTATGCGTTTTAGGCACATTAGCCATCAAAGTGGGGGCAAGTGGCGTATATTTTTGCAAGAGTGCGTCATAGCCGGCTTGAAAATTAGGTGCACGAGGGTTGAGCTTAGAAACCTCCGTGTTAAATTGATCTTTGTATTTAGCCGCAAGATCAAATTCACGGTTAAGCTTTTCTTGCTCTTCTTTTTCAGCCGCGCGAGCGTCTCTATTGGCTGCATAGCCCGCCGCCGTCCGCTGAAGCTCAAGTTGCTGCGCCAGTTTTTCTTGCTGCAACTCTTGGAGCCGCGACGCCTCTCCCTGCGCCATTGCGCCAAGAAAATTGACGTTCGGAAACTGAAATTCCGGCGTAGGAGTATATCGGACGACCATTACCGCCTCCCGTAAGCGTATCCGGCGGCTTGGATGCCTTGGCCAAGAACCTGTGCAAGCATGTTTGTCGGGGCCATATAAGAACTAGCCCGCGCCGCGCCCGCATCCGCGTAACCTTGGCCCAATCCTTGGCCCAGATTACCATATACATTCGCCAGATTAGTCCCGGTGTTCATGGCCGCGTTGCCGATGCCCTGCGCCGCGCCAAAACCCGTTCCGACGCCGCCCTGAAGCAGCCCAATCTGATTCTGACGGTTCTGCATGAACCGGTTGTAGGCATTGCCATATTCCTGGCTGGCCATGTCCTGCCCGAACCGCTGCGCCGCCTTTAACGCTGAACCCGACTGAAGCCCTGCTGCTGCGGCGGCGGAACGATTAACGGCCTGCATTCCCTGCTGCTCACGGAATGCGTAGCCGGGGTCCATCTGAAGCTGAGCAATAGTGGGCTGCTGCATGAGCGCGCCGGATTCCTCGCCAGGGCGAAGCCCCATAAGAACAGCCAGTCTATTAGTGGCTTCCGTGCCAAACTGCTGATAGGGCTGATAGGCAACTTCGGCCTGTTTCTGGCTCTGCTGAAGCGCCTGCGCGCCCTGTTGCGCCGCCAGCATTTGAGCCATCATGCTCTGTTGAATGCCCTGCGTCTGGGCTTCTGCCGCTTTACCCCAACCCATTATGATACCTTTCTCACAACGCCGTCAGGACCGCGCGTCATGCCCAAACGCTCTAGAATACCATACATATAGTCGTGCCCGTCGTCCACACGCGTATGAAACGCGGGGCCGCCAACAATCTGACGCAAAAGCCCTTTTGTCAGCCATCGCCGCCGCCATTCTGGCAATATGGAACAGTGGACTTCACCGTCTTTTTCGAAAATGGCCCCAATTGGATCGCCGTCTCTTTCAATAAGCCGAACTTTCCAACCTTCAGCGCGGCTTACATGCTCATCAAATGTAATTGGATACTGCCAGTCGGTCGCAGCGTATCCAATCTTTAACGCCAAATCACGGTTTTCGACAATCCGCGTCGTCATCAGACAAGCCGCATACGGGTGGTCGGCTGGCTGAGCGCCACAACTTCATTACGGAACGATTCAGTCGCCGCCGCGCCCTGCCGCGTCTCTTTAGCAACCTCAACTTGAAGCATAGGCATGGCGGTAATAGCGCACATCCACTCGTCGACTTCCTTGCCGGTGTTCGGGTTGGTGCCGCGCAACATGGTAAACCACGCGCACTTAAGCTGCACGCAGTCCTTCTTAATCAGCGGGCAGAAGGAGCCGTTTTTTAGTTCCATCAGTCTTTCACCGCGATAATCACATCAACATACTGAACGTCCAGATTAACTGAACCGTTGGCCAGAGTATGACTATGCGCCGCGTTGCTGCCCGCGCTGCCAGTAACCCCCGTAGCCGTGTTATAGCCTGCGCCAGGGGCAAAATTGACGCCGCCGGCCATGATCTCCTGCGTGTGGGTGTGCGCCGGCATTTCAGCGACAGTCAGCGCGTGCCCGTCTGTCGAGCCAGAAAGCCCCCGCGCAGCGGAAAACGCTGTCGTGAACGCTACCGAGCCGCCTGAACTAGCCGTGCCCGACACGACGCGCAGCGCCTTGTTGTTATGCGTCGTCGACTTTGTCCAGCCAGTCGGCGCAGCGGTCTGCGCAAACAACATCGTCGTTCCAGACGGCAGATAGGCCCACGCGCCGGTAAAGACGCCGGGCGCGGCGATTTCAAGGGCGCTTACTGGACTAGCGGTGCCGATGCCCACGTTGCCGTTTGAGTCGATGGCAAAGGGCGTAAGATCAGGGTCAACGGCGTCCTGAACGCGCAGCGCCAAACCAAACCCTGTCTGGGTGATCTTCAGCGCCGGGTTGGATGAGTTTGAGTCAATAATGACGTTTCCCGAAAGCACGGGAGAGACGCCCGAAATCGGCGCGGAAATGTAATCTACCGTCCAGATTTCTACGTCGTTGGCGTCGGCAAGCTTAAACTTATAAATGCTCGCGCCAAGCCATATCGGAGCTTCGCCCCGCGCGTTCAGGATAACCGGATTTGGGTTGACTGACGTGCCGCTACTGTCCGCGTATGTCGCCAACCCCGTCGTCGTGCCGGCTTCATAAGTATAGACCTTGCCACCTACTAACGGTTCGCCGTTAATGTCAAAGAATTGCATCTTGGGGGCTGGGGTGAGGACCGCCATTATTCACCTATGTTGCACGATACGGTCATAAGGACCGAGGGGATACCAGGATGTGGCGGTGCGGCCACTTCAGCCCGTATTTCTAGGTTAGGGTTACTTCCAGACCATATAAGCTCGAAATAATCCCCCGTGTTCATTCTTAACACAAAATTCCACGCGGCAACATAAGCGTCGTTATTGCCCTGCATGGTGATTTTGGTGGCGGAATCTGGCACGTCCGTGCCGTTAATCCGCGCCCATATATAGACGAATTTAGTCGCCGGATTTCGGCTAATTAATTGTAAAGAAAACTGAAAGTTATACGCCCCCGGTCTATCCACATACAGCCTGGACGTTGGCGTTCCGACATACACGCCCGCTGAGATGTCCGTGGCGCTGTAAGTGATAGTCTGCGCGACGTTGGCCGCGACGAGCGGTTGCGACACGCTGCTATGAAACGCGCCAAATCTTAGCGACCCGCTTCCGAGGATCGCAAAGATATTGTAAAGGAACCGATACCACTCACGCGAGATAAGTTCCGTAAACGTGATCGGAACACGCGAGGCGGGGATTTGCGTAGTGTTCTCACGCATTGGTCGGGCTCAAGATTAGCTCCGCACCAACAATCGCTATCTTGACCGGGTCTGTGCCGGACACCTCATACACCCGGTCGCGTATCTTTTGGGTCATGCCCAGCCGACGCCAAATAACGCGCTTGCCGTATTCGCCGGCCTTACCCATTGATTTCCAATGCTCATTTGACCATGTGTGACCGCCGTCGTCGGACCACCGCAACATGACCTGCGGATTACTGCCCTGCCCGTTGGATAGCCCAACGCCCGATTCACAGTCTAGCTGAAGGCTATGCTGCGCCGTTCGTTTGAGGTCGTTTTGCCCGGTAGGAAGCGCCCGCCACGACCGGAGCCACTTCTGGGTCGTATTGGCCTCAACATAGACGTTCATGTCGTAAGCGTAGAGAACGCCGGCGACATAATCGCCAATGACAATCTCATCGGCAAAGTTCATCTGACATTGCCCGCGATGCCGCGTGAACTGGCTATTCTCCCACCCGGCGCGCTCATGCCAGACGCCGGTTGAGACATCATATACCCAAGTCGTGTTAGCAGTCGGAAAGTTCAGCACATAGAAGGCATGGCCGTCCTGCTGGGAGGTGTAGGCCACGGCATCGGCAAGCGTCGTGTATTGCTGTATCTGCCACTCGACGGCGTGCGTTGAAATACGCTCGCCCGTGTAGCCTTTGGATTTATAGACGATACCGTTGCCGCGCGCGTCTT